CCGATTCACTGGCGGCAAGCATTTCTGGTCTGCCGTGGCTGTCGACCGCCCGAGAAACCAGAAGAAGCTTGACGAGAACGTGGAACTCTACAAGCCCGAAGGGGATTTCAGCGAGGAAGAAAAGATTGAATATCTCGTTGATCTGACGGGCGTATTCCCGATGGAGAAGGTCATCACAGGCGAAGTCCTGCGCAAGCTCCAAGACTATGGCGTTCCGCCGCTTGGAGAGTACGACCCAGACCTGATGCTCTCGTGGTTCATTCCGCGAGCCATCATTCCGAAGAAGACCAAGAACGGTAAGGACTACTGGATTCTAGAATGTATTGATGACACCAGCACGCTGACCAAGGTGCGATGCTGGGGCGTCAATCCAAACAAGGACAGGATTTTCCTCAACCGCCCGTATATGGCAAAGCTTAACTATGACCCCAACTGGGGCTTTTCAACCCGAGCAATCGGAAAAACTTTTAGACTACTAGGATAGGAGCAATAATGGCAGCAAAGGATACAGGTAACAGGCGAGCAGGAAAGAAGACGCGCCAAGGCGCGGGGTCTTTCACGAAGTATATTCAACCCGGTCACAACGGCGGGACCAAGAACTACAAGAAGAAGCCCCGAGGTCAGGGCTCTGGGAGGCGACGATGATCGCAGACATTATCGTTGACCTTCAATATGGGGACTGTGGTAAGGGCAAGGTAACCCACACTCTGTTAGAGAACGGAGACTACACTCACTGTATCAGATATAACGGTGGCTGTAATGCAGGACACACTATTTATCACAAGGGTGAGAAGTTCATCACCCATCACATTCCAGCAGGGGTGTTCTGGGGCGTAAAGTCCATTATCGGACCTGGTTGCGTGGTAAACCTAGAAACCTTCTACAAGGAGATTAGAGAACTAGAAAGCAAGGGGGTTATCTGCAATGGCTTGGTATTTATTGCAAAGGGCGCTCACATCATTACGCCCGAACATCTTGTTGAAGACGCATCGGACAGCAAGATTGGCACCACAAAGCGTGGAAACGGTCCAGCGTACCGTGATAAGTATGCGCGTAAGGGCGTGCGAGCGGAGACTATTCCGGGGCTAGAACCATATCTTGTTGATATGTACGAGGAGCTTCACAATGAAGAGAATGAGACAATCGCGCTCTTTGAGGGTGCTCAGGGGTTTGGTCTTGATATCGACTGGGGCGACTATCCTTACGTTACTAGTAGCCACTGCACCACTGCGGGAGCTATGCTTAACGGTATTCCCCCCCGATCGGTAAGGCACGTCTGGGGCGTAGCCAAGTGCTATGAGACCTATGTGGGTAACAAGGAGTTTGAGACTGCTGCTCAAATCTTTTCACAAATCCGCGAAGTCGGGCAAGAGTATGGCGCGACCACGGGTCGTCCACGACAGTGCAACTGGCTAAACATTGATCTTCTCAAGCGTGCAGCCAAGATTAACGGTGTCACCAACCTTGTAATCAACAAGATGGATGTTCTGCGCGAGGTTGACGCATGGACAGTTCGTGACGATGATGGCACCATTGAAAACATCAGCGACGAGAAGCTGTTCCGTCGTTTTCTAAAGTCACAAATTCCTGAGAATATCGCAGTTTATTTCTCAGAGAGTCCACATACCATTTGACAAACGTTACGCAAAGCGTTACAATATGCAAGAGGAGTAGAGATGAATACAAATTATCTAAACGTGTCGGAAGACATTGAAATCGTGGGCGAGGTAGAAGCTCGCTCAGAGCAAGAGAAGAAGCAGGAGAAGATGATTGAATACATCCGCTCTCTGCGTGCGCTCGAAGACGCTATGGAGCCTTATAAGGAGCAAAAGCGTGAGCTTCGAGCAGAGTTTAAGGAGCAGGGCTGGCTTACCGCAGAGGAAATCAGTCTAACCGTAAAAGCCTATCGTATGATGAAGGCAGATGTTGATATGGAGCAGCTCCTATCAATCTATGAGGGTCTAGCGACCAGAACAGGACGAAACTAATGATTCTAGAATACGCAAGGATGCGCGATTCGGCAAAGCCCCCGATGCGCTCAAATCCAAGTGATGCAGGGCTTGATGTATTTTTCAATCCAGAGAACAGTGCATCTGTTATTATTGAGCCGGGCGATAGCGTGGTTCTTGAAACTGGATATCGCTTCGGCGTTCCTCACGGCTATATGCTTGAGGTCAAGAACCGCTCAGGTCTCGCCTCCAAGCGCTCGCTGGTGGTGGGTGCCTGTGTTATTGACGCTGGCTATGACGGTGAGGTTCTTATCAATCTTCACAATATTGGAACTGAAACTCAGATTGTTGAGGCTGGCTCCAAGATTGCACAGATTGTAATGGTCCCTGTGGTCCATTTCCGAGCAATTGAGACGCACGGTGGCAATCTTTATGATTGGTATCCGATTGCCATCTCGGAGCGCGGAGAAGGCGGCTTTGGGAGCACGGGAACGTGAACCGCAAGCAGCGCCGAGCAATGAAAAAGCAGCTTAAGAAGCAAGAGGGTGTTGAAGACGAACTTGCTGAAAAGATGTTTCTTTTCAATAAGCTCCCAGATGAATGTTCTGCTTGCCAGAAAGACTTTGACAAGAAGGACCGAGATATGGTATTCTCTTGGAATGTGATCGTGCGGCAGGATGAGAACCAGGTGCGCCTGTATTGCCCTGATTGTTGGGACGCCGCACAAAAAGCAGTAGAACAAGTATATGGAGAACTAAATGACACAGTTTAATCAAGCACTCAGTTATGATGACGTGCTATTGGCGCCACAGTATTCTGATATTGAAAGTCGCAGCGAGGTGTCACTTGCTTCCGAGCTAGACAAGGACAATAAGTTTGAGCTTCCGATTATCGCAAGCCCAATGGACACAGTAGTGGAGGCAGAGATGGCACTCGCTCTCGCAGAAGTGGGAGCGCTGGGAGTTGTTCATCGCTATAACACTATTCTTGAGCAAAAGAGGATGGTTTGGAATGTAGCCAACGCTGCTCCTAACAAGCCCGTTGCAGCGGCGATTGCCGTCACCGGTGACTTTATGGAGCGAGCAGAGGCACTTTATAATGCCGGTGTCACTATCCTCTGTGTGGATGTAGCTCACGGGCACCATATNATGATGAAGGATGCCCTTAGGCGACTACGGAGAGACCTGCCTAGNAATGTTCACATTATGGCAGGAAATGTTGCCACACGCAAGGGCTATGAGGACCTAGCGGATTGGGGCGCCCACTCTGTTCGTATCGGCATCGGAGGAGGATCTATCTGCTCTACCCGAGTGCAAACTGGACATGGTGTGCCAACTTTTCAGTCAGTTCTTGACTGTGGCGAGTCTGAGTATGCTGGGGATATCCCTATCATCGCTGACGGCGGAATCAAGACCAGTGGCGATATCGTAAAGGCTCTGGGAGCAGGGGCAGACTTTGTCATGATTGGCTCAATGTTCTCAGGGACAACCGAGACTCCAGGTAAAATTCTTCAGGCTGCTGACGGCTCTAAGATGAAGGAGTACCGAGGCATGGCATCTCGCGAGGCTCAGCTAGCTTGGCGTGGACGTGCGTCTTCGCTGGAGGGTATCGCAACCTTCGTTCCTTTCAAGGGCAAGGTAAAGTATATTATCGATGACCTGGCAAATGGTATTCGCAGCGGTCTATCCTATACGGGCAGCCGCAGCATCCCCGAGTTCCAACTGAATGCACGGTTCATTCATCAGACCAGCGCTGGACAGGTTGAGAGTTCAACCCACATCCTTGGGCGATAATGACTATACCCAAGGAAGACTTAGATAAAAGGATTGTCTTTACAGACACCACGAAGCGCCAGGCGGACTTTCGTATTCGCCTAGGCTACGATGGTATGACACAATCTGAGTTCTTTCGCGCTATGATTTCAGGATACCTGGAACAGGACCGAAATCTGCTTGACTATGTTGAGAAGTACAAGCGCGAGAAGAAGAGAAAAAAGAGACAAGGCAAGAATTCCCTCAAGAAGAATCGTGACCTCTATGAAAAGGGTCAGCAGACTAGGCGGAAGTTTGCCTTGGATGATGATGTTATTGAGAGCATATTTGATTTGATGGAGGAGGAACACCCAGATCTATGAGAAAATGTAAAATAGGAGTTACCCTGACCAACAGCCCTTGTCAGGATTGTGAGTGCCGTCAGTGGATTGACTACAAAGACGATTTAAACTGCACCCTTATCGCTGCTGAAAAGCACGGACCAATGACTTTGAGAGAAGTCGGTGATCGTTTAGGCATCAGTTTTGTCAGAGTAAAGCAATTACAAGACACAGCATTGGCAAAGATTGCAGCTAAAAATACCAGATTAAAGGATTTTAGTGATTCAAGCTGATACTTATTGTAGATATAGAAGTTGTCATTACAGACGGCTTTTTTATCTATTTGAGACTATTTATTGATTGAAACCCTAAAATAGGAGAAAACTTACAATGAGCAAGAAGAATCTACTAAATGAAGCCACCATCCGTCGCTTCATGAAGCTAGCCGACATGGAGCCCCTAACGAGCCCCTTCGTTGAGCGCCTTGACGAGATGCACTGCCCCTCCGGTGGTCGTGACGAGGATATGGAGCCAATGGAAGAGGGTGACCTCGATGAGCGCGCCAAGTATGGTGGCAACAAGGGCGACGAGCGTCGTTCCGACCGCGACTATATGGAAGAGGGCGAGTACGGCGGCAACAAGGGTGATGAGTCCCGTTCACGTCGCGACTACATGGAAGAGGCTGACGACGCTGAGAAGCTTGATGCCACCGAGGATGAGCTAAGCGATATGGACGCTGAGGCTGATCGTGAGCGCGATGAGATGGATGATATGGAAGACGAGATGGACGCGATGGAGGATGGTGGCATCCCCGCTGATGTTCGTGACCGCATTGAGGACGCTCTAGCTGCAGCTCTAGAGGATCTCGCTGATAAGCTAGACCTAGATCTAGACGTTGAGCGCGAGGACGACGCTGCCCCTGAGATGGACGCTGAGCCTATGGCAGACGTTGAGGTTGACGTTGAGGCTGACGACGATGATGAGGCAGTTGAGGTTGACGCTATGCTAGAGAACGTTGAGGTTGTTGACGATACTGACCTAATCAACGAGGTTGCCAAGCGTGTAACCGCCCGCCTAGTAAAGGCAATGGCAAAGAAGTAAGTATTTTACGGTTTCAGTCTTGAACCGCTGTAAGATTTGTGATATAATCTTACAGCGGTTTTTTATTGAGGAAACATGATAGAGACAAGCATAATAGTAAACATTCTCGCATTCGTAATCGGAATGTTGTTTCACAAGATTTGTTCTGATATAATAGGAATGGGATATCTCGCCCTCTTTGTAAGAGTGGTGGAAATTCAAGCATTAAAGATGTTGCAGGTTCTAGACGAGGATGCAGGATACGTCCGAGAGTTAAAGATTAAAATGCTAGAGCAAGCTGATATGGACAAGGACGCAATTAAGTTCATCAAGGATTTAGATGCCGAAGCCGTCCGTATTTGGCGAGAGACAGTTATAGCACATTTCATTGCAGCATATCCAGAAAAATATAGAAGTCGCCTTGAATTTCATAACTGGGCAGGAGCGATGAAGCAGCTAAGATACGTTGAGAGAAATCTAGACAAAGCCACTAAATTTAAATAATGGAGAACACAATGGCAACCAAGAAGGAAAAGGAGGCAGCCGAGGAGGCAGCCCAAGAAGCAGAAGAGCAGGCACAGGAAGACGCAGCACTACAGATGCTGCTGGAAGCTAGTGCAAAGGAGCCGGTGGATAATAGACTCATTGCTCTATTTGGTGATATTGACGAGGCAAAGGCTGGGCAACTATGCTACAATTTGTTCCATCTTGCAGCCGATAAGCGCTACGCGGCAAAGAACCCCGAGGACCTAACCGAGGGATTGGAGGAGGTCGTCGACCCTATTCAGCTTATGATCTGTAGCCCCGGTGGTAACGCATCCGAGATGTTTGCCATTTACGATTGCATGCGACTTGTCAGGGACAGCTGTCCTATTGAGACGCTAGGTGTTGGCAAGGTGATGTCAGCAGGTGTCTTGGTATTGGCTGCTGGCACAAAGGGCAAACGTCGTATTGGTAAGAATTGCCGCGTGATGATTCACAGTGTCATCGGTGGCGTCTCTGGTGGTCTTCACAATGTGGAGAACGAGATTGATGAGATTCGCTGGGTTCAAGACCAGTACATTAAGATGCTAGCAGACGAGTCAGATCTATCCCGAGCACAACTCAAGAAGATGCTCCAGCGCAAGGTAAACATTTACCTTTCAGCCGAAGAGGCTGTTGAGCACGGCATCGCCGATATTATCGTATAGAGGAAAGATGAAAAAGAAGATACATGTTAATCAGCACATTATTCGGTCCAACCGAAAAAACAACGAACGTGAGCCTGTACTCACGGTTAAGACCTACAAATCAAATGATTATTGCCACGAAGCCATCATTGATGGACCGTGTCGTGTGATCTATTCTCCAGACAAGCCACTGTCTTGTGGCGCCCGCGTCTGGATTGAGACAGACTCAGAGGTGGTCTGTGTAATACGAGGAGAAAAAGATGGCAACGATTAAAGGGCTCCAAGCAGAGCTTATGGCGAATATGTATTGCCAGGTGATGAAGGAGAAGGGCTACGCTTTCTTTGACAGAGATAAGCCATATAATCTAAATATTATTGGTGTCCGT